AGGAAAAGAGTTTCATTTCTGTGAACCTCCAAAGGTCACGCGAGATTGACGATCAGGTTTACTGATTGTCATTGTTGAATGTGCATTCTCTCTCATCATATCCTGATCCACTGCTGTCATCTGGTCCGCATTTCTTTGTGAAAAGTAATCCGTTCTTTCTGCAACAGTCTCAACAGGTATTCGAGCAAGAAGCAATCCTCCTACGCCAAATACACCTTCATATTTACCTGAGTCCACAACAGGGGCTTCAAAATCTGGGTATTCATCCTTACGGACTAATTCCCAACCCTCTCTCATTTTTGCACTGATATTTTTTGTATCATTGTATCCACGGGTTTCCGCTCTGATCCAACGATGCTTAAAACCATCAGGCGCAGGTGGTGCGTCTAACATAGATGGGGGAGCCCATGGTTTACGCCTAACCGACTTCTCCCTAGTTTGTTCAGCGCGAGAAGTTCGCTTCACAGTATTCTCAAACATTTCATTTTGTTCTTCAGCCATTTAACTTACTCCTTCACGTATTTCGCGTATTCTTCAAGTGGCACACCCAATTTTTTAGCTATTGCAACTTGGCTAGGGGTGAGTCTAACCTTTTTATTACTACTGCGCCCAGTGGTTGTGCGGGACACGGAAGCTACCGTCTGAGCGGGTCGCTTGCTTCCCCCGTTAAACTTATGCGGAAACTCTGTCTGCACTCGTCTGTCGAGTTCAGTATAGTACTCATCGGAGTTCGGGTCAAACCCTTCTTCCTCAATTAATTTTTTATGAATACCAAAAGCTGCATAAGTCATTGCTTCATCCTGCCCAAACCAATCATTTTTAGAAGCCCATGCTTCCGCCTTTGGAGAAGGTTTTCGTGCAGGTTGTTGTACTTGTTGTTGCGGTTGGGGCTGCTCTTGTTGTTGTTTAGCCAACCGCTCCTGTTGTTGTTTAGCCTGTTGCGCTCGGTCATTCTCTATTGCTAAAGAAGTTATTTTACGTTGCGCCTCAACAACAGCGTTAGTGTCGCCCACTTCCATGGCCTTAGCCATTTCTTGTTCGGCTGCCGTCATCTGAGATTCTACCCGTGTGCTATACTCAGTCACATAATTTGTGTCCAGAGTATTCATACGGTTTCTAAGTTCTGTGGATTCCGCCTGCACTTTTTGGGCATAATTTATTGCTTCTTCACGCTGACGTTCAGCCTCACGCATCTTTTTAGTCAAACGATCAATACGCTTCTGTGTTGCAGATTCCGCTTTTTCAAAGTTGTCTGGTTTCTCGACCTCGACAGCCTCTACCTTATTTTCTTCTTTTTCGTCCTGCTTCACCTCTACTTCGGTGTCCTGCTCTTCTTCAAGCTCAAGTTCTATTTGTTGCTCTGCCATTATTTACTCCTAGAAATGCAAAATGTCTTCAGGTTCTAATATCTTAGCAAGGACCTCATCGTCATTAAGTATCCTTACTTCGCCCCCATCTATCTTAAAACGCGATCCGGCATATCGAGCAAACATTACCCAATTACCGGCTTCACACCACGCCCCAGTAGGAAACTTCTCTTTGTCCTTAAAAGCTAAGTCGCCTACTTTCAATACATAGCCCACTTGTGTGGATATTGTATTTTCTTCAACAACATTTTCCGGCAGATATATTCCGCCCTCTGTTTTACCTTTGCCTTTGTAAGGAAGTATCAAAAGTCTCCAACCTGTGGGGGTTGGCATTCTTTCTAAAAGTGTTGCGCTGAGTGCTTCAGGGTTCAAGACTTTTTCTTTTGAATCCACATACGCCTCAGCAACCGATTCTGCTTTAGTCATTTAAACGCTCCTGTTTATCTAGCAGGCCCTTGAGTTCCTGTTCCACGTGATTAAGAGCAGAAAGATTGCCCATCATTTCACGATATTGCTCCATATTTTTTATCTGGTCGAAAAGTAGTTGCTCTTGCACAAAAGACTTACGGTCATTAATAATTCTGTAAATGGCCTGTGCCAGTTGTACTCCGTCCAAAATTTAACTCCAGATAAGACTTAATTTAGTATTATGCGAAAATATAAGGCTTGTCTAGTTCTTTTCGAAGTGCGGACCATCGATGAACGGGCGGCGTGATTGCGAGCGACGTAAATCGATATATGCGTTCATTGCTTCCTCTGCTGTGCCCTCCCAATCCCGAAGGTCATCTATTTGCCATGCGGCGCCCCACCTAATTTTAACGCCTTCTCGCACCGCTGCTTCTTTCATAGCATCTGCTATCTCATCATAAACTGCGATTTCCCAACATGGCTGTCCGTCTTGGTACGCCATTAAATCGACAGCGTGTGCTGTGCCATCATCTTGCAAAAGGTGTTTACTACGCATAGTCTGGGATCGCCCCGATTTGAAAAGCTTTTCCTGTTCAGCTAAAGAACGAACCCCATAAATCACGCCAAAATCGACGGATGTCAGCTCAATCGCCTTCTTTACTGTCTCTACCAGATCCTCGCTTACGCCCTCCAGTTTCCCCAGACTCCTGTTTGATAATTTGAATGCCATCTTTTTTCTCCTGCTTTTTGTGAACAAAATCAATCCACTCTTTGTTCATATCATAGAAGTATTGACAATATTTACAACGCAAACTTTCGTCTACGTTTTCCATATCGTGGCCACAAACATCACACGTGGCGGTGTTTATTTTGTTAATCCTTTTTGCTTCTCATACGTGCGGAGTCCCCCGATTCCGAGCATACCGCCCAAAACGGTTAGAAGCGTACCCATATCGAACTCGGGAAGCTCAGGTAATTCCACACCGGCAATTGCACAGCTAAAGATAATTAAGTCTTTAAGGATAAAATGATATAAGAAGGCAAACGCACAGCACCAACCCACTGCCGGGCGCCATCCGCCCTTAAACAAAGAGCCCGACGCCGCTTCGGCCTTGTTAACTTCTATCTGTGAAAGCGCAAGCTCTTGAGCGTGTTTCTGCCCCATCGTGGCTATTTCATGCGCCAATTTTGCTTTTTCGTCCTTATCTTCTATAAATTTATCAAGAAGACCGCTCACAGGACCTATGAGAGATTGTAACATAATTAATCCTTTGGTGGTATGGGCCTTCCGGGTGTAACTGTCCCGTCAGGATGATATATTGGTTTAGTATAACGTATACTACCTTTGCCCTTCTCTAATTTTAATTTCTTCGCATCTTGCTCAATAATCCGTGGGACACCATAGATATTATTTTCGAGAGAGGCTAGTTGTTTTTCAAGGGATTTTAATTCTTTATCCCCACCGCCCATCTTAACTTTTTGCCTACCCCTATGTGTTAGAGTTGCAAAATCTCCTCTTCTACTTGCTGCCATCTTTTAGTTCTCCTCTTTTAGCTAATTGATTGAAACCAATAAAACTACCAATAACACCCATATTACTCAGGACCCATATCTCTGCAATACCCGAAAGATGATCTATGCGCTCAATAGGAACTATGGGGGTCATTAATACACCAATAAATGCGGTTACCGTTAAGGCAGAAAACCATACTATATAGCGCTGTTGATCCTCTTTCTTGTCTCTATTCTCCAAAAGCACCATACGCTCACGCATTGCCATCTCATGGTCGCTAACGACACCATCGCCGTTTGCGTCAGCCTTTTCCCACACAGAGCCTTTTTCTAACTTTTTTTGTGTCACTCCTCCCTCCTTTCCGCTACTTTTGGTTTGCAATATGCAGAAAAAGTATTTCTTGTTTGTCTCTCATTATAAAAATTTATTTTCTCCGCATACCAGTTGCACTTATCAATACTACCATATTCTATAGAATCATCGTAAATTTCACTACCTTCAAGAATAACTAACACAAACAATAACACTTTCATTTTTTAAAACTATCATTTAACGAATCAACAACACTGTCAATATTTGGTTCTGAGCCCCCGGGCTCATATTTACATCTATATTCTACAGGACATTGGCCCTCAACAACAAGCGAATACGTATCGTTTGCCCCTTTATACAAACAAACCTCTTGACCGTTTTTAGCCGTTTTGCGCTTATAGCGACGGCACGTTATATACTTTGGGTCCTCTCGTATCCCTTTACGAACCTCTTGCTCCCAAGTCCAATCACTAAATTTTTTTAAAAAACAACTAAAACATTGAATAATATTTTCTGATTGTGCTAAATATATCACACCTTCATGTGCACAAAGCCATTCAAACGTTTCCTGACCGCCTTGTTTACGAACACAATTAGTCGAACCATCCCCTGTCGAGTCCCATAAGGGAGTAGACGAAGAGGCCAAGAAGACCCAAGCCAACAGCAAGCACAACGGTAAGTGCCACGATGCCGATAACTTTTTCCCTAAATATCTTTTTATCATATATCTCCTGCTGCCTACGCTTTCGTATCTGCCCCTCCATTCGTAATAACTCGTCCCAAGCAGCCGTTCCGTGCGTAAACTTAATAAACTGTTGTAGCTCGTATCGCTGCTCTTCAAGTTTCTTTTTTGCTGCGAAAGCTTCGATTGCCTCTTGTTCTACCGTGCCCCCACCAAATACCTTACGAAACATAGTAGGATTCTTTGCTGATTTATGTGCGGCATCCACATCAGACACAGCACCCATCCATCTTGACAGATCCTGTGACATACTTTCAAGATCGCGCCCTGCCTGAAAGGCGCGCTTAATACCTGAAAAAGCCGTACTTGCGGTAGCTACAGCCGCAGAAATAGTGATTGGATCGAACATAGATTTTCCCGTAGTTTCATGGTTTACTGACCTTTACTTTTAATAAACTCCCTTTGCATTGCTGCATCTATACGTGCTGCTGTCTGTCGTTCCTGACTGGACAACCGCTGTTGGAACTGATCGGCACGTAGTCTCTGATTCTGTGCATCAAGATTAAGTTTCGCCTGATCATTCTGCGCATCGTTCTGTTCGGCTTGAGCCCTAAGCTGCAACTCCTTCTCCTTGAGCTGCACCAGTGGATCAGGTCCCTGACCCGAGGCCTGTTGTGATAGCTGCCTGAGCTGCTGCATACCTTGCGCTACAAACTTAGCCTTAATCGCCTCCATCAGCATCTCCTGCTGTTCAGGCGCCATCGGCCCCTGATTACGCATCTCCATCATCGCCATCTCTTCCGCCTGTATCTGCACGTGCTCAATACAATGTTTTTGTAAAGCTATAGCCATGGCCGGCATATTTCCAATCATAGGGGACGCCCCAAAAATCAAATGCGCCATAATGTGGGACTCATGGTCCTGCCCTTGAAATGCTTTCAACACCACCATATCCATAACATCTATATTCTCCTGCGCCGGATCTTTGGGTGTGGGCTCCTCATCGGGCACACGCTTCATAATCCTGTCCGTATCCTTGACACCCAACGCATCATACATATCACGATACACTTCATACATATTATGAAGATCAGGTGCTGCACCAGCCAACTGTAGCTTAGTTTGTGCTAACGCAATCCTTTGTGCTTGCGAAAAGACATTTGGGTCCGATACAGGAACAACATCCACTCTATCGTCAAAGTCTGTAGCCTTAACAGCACTATCCTCACCCTCTACCGCATACGGGTATTCATCAGGTAAACTCTCGCTCATTACCCTTGACAGGATCTTAAACTCTAAGCGCATCGCATAATGCAGGCGTTTATGCACCGCGCTCATCACCCGTGAGCCCTGTTCCAACAAGGCTATAGTTGTACCCACAGCAGCCTGTTGATTGCCGTCACCGACCTTCATATCCGTAATCGTGGCAAATCTACGTCCTGCATCAACAACAAACCCCAGTAACTGGAATAAGGTTCCGTCAGGACCTTTAAATGGCAGCGGCATTAGGCTGTCACGAATAGCCCCTCCGGGAGCGTCCACATCGCGGAACTCACCGGGCTGAAGCGGATCATCGTCATCCCTGATCCGTAGTCCACGGGCTTTAAAACCCGCAGGAAGATTGGACAACGTACCAGCGTCGATTAGCTGCCTCAGTGCCGCTGTGGCGGTTCGTGACAACCCGCCAATCGTGTGAATAAGTCCCAACCCATAGAAACCAAAACCGGGTAGAAACTTATAGTGCACAAAATACTGTATTTTGCGCTTCATATCATCATCTTCACGATAATTACGGCGTATGGACAATATTTGCCCATTATCTTGACTAATCGTTACCACATAGGGCACTTTTATGCCTGTTGGCTCTCCATCATCATCTTTCTCTTCATAGCCCTCAATGTCCAAATCAACATGACATTCTAACAAAGTACAGTCATAATCTATCTGAGAGGGCGACATACCATCAATTCTATTGATTTCATCGGTTACAGAATCGCCTTCAGACTGCCCCGGAAGCACCGGAATATCGAGATAAAACCCCGATATTTGCTTCTTTCTGAGCTCATTTAGCGATATTCGTAGTGTTTGCGTAATATTTGGGCACGTTTCAAGGTCAGAAGTCTCGTATGGCACCACTAAATGCTCTGCGGGTATGAATTTAGATACCGCTCTGCCTAAATTTTCATCATAATACACTTTTTTGAACGTAGAACCGGCCAAAGGCAGATAAAATAGCATCTGATCGAGCTCTGGCGTGTATTCTTCCATTACATTTGTGATGTAATAGTTCATAAATTGCCGTACACGCTGCGATTGCTGCTGTTTATCGCGTGTTTCGGCCCCAACTATAGCTGTTCTTACAGGTCCGGACGCCGGAAGTAGCTCATTAAACGCCTGTGCCTGAAATTGTGTTGCCGCTTCGGCTAATAAAGGGTGTGTTACCCCCGAAGACCCCCTAAACGGCTGTGTTCTTTCTTCATAATTAAACCCTAACAGCTCCAAACCGTTAGCATAAGCGTCTTCCCACTCCTGACGACTTGCTTTATTCGCGTCATACTCTCCTAAAAGCTCGCCTGCTATACGTCCAAGCTCTCTATCGGGCATTTCTTCCGCTAAATTAGCATAAAAATCATCACTCATGCCTCTTTGATCGGTCGGCTCAAAGTCTATAGTCACCCCGCCATCGTCCTCAGCAGTAATCTCTATGTCCATGTTTTCCGCTTCAACATCCATATCAACCATCGCCATCGGCTCCATAGTACCGGGCATTTCTATCTCTACATCAGCGGCCAGCTCCTCCGCTGTGGTATCTGCCGGTATATCTTTTTCTATAGCCATACGTGACTCCTTTTTTCTAACCTACCATAAACGGTTGATAAGCGCCAATACCTTTTGGACCCTTAAACATATCGCGTGCCACATCAGACAATCCTGCGATACCGCCCTTTTCTTTCTTCTCTACTTTTTTTGGTAAATTTATAGTATAGGATAAAAGTTGTTTATCGCCTATCATAGCACCTTTTCTAAATTGTCGAGGGGTGTCTAATATTATTAACTCCTCTTCAGCAGGATTACCTACAAACTTTACATCGTCAATATCAATAAGTTTTTCAGTAACAACCTTTTTTTGATCTTTTAACTTCTGTAATCCCGCCTGCTCCATCATGGCTAGTGTTTCTGGATCTTTTGTACCAAAAAGTTGTAGCTCGGTATAGTTCTCCACTCTTCTTACAGGAATTTTACCGGAAGGGAATGTTCGTTTTAACATTCCTTTCATTGCGGCTTCATATGCAGGATAATCCTCATCTGTAATGGCTTCTATCAAAGCATCGCGATCGTTATTAAAAGTATAACGATTTAGTTTTTTACCTAATTCAGGAAACTCTAGAAGAGCCCCCTCTTCATCCATAGCTTCAAATAAGGTGTCAATGTCTTGTTTTGTAGTAGTTGACCCACCCCCCGCTGCTTCCGTCAAAAATTTCGCGACAGAACTACGTTGATCGCCAATACCACGACCCTTGGGCACTTCTGTAAAAGGTATATCTCCGGCTGCGGACTTAATCACGTTTTTATAATTATCACCACCCTGAACTAAAACATTATCGTAACCCCGCATAGTTTCTGCAATCTTGCTCATTTCATTAGGGTTACTTATAAAGTCACTTACCTTGTCTTTTGTCATTAATTGATTGTAGTTCTCTATAGGAGCGTCCGCACGTATAAGTCCGTGTTTCGCGGACAATATAGCAACATCGACGTTTTCAGGTACACCTGCTTTTCGTATAGATGTAAAGATAGGGCCTAAATATCTATCTAATGCTTTCATGTTACCAACGTCAGGGCACTTCTTATCACCACAAGACACAATTAATAACTGACGGCCTTTCTTGGCTTCGGGGGCAAAAATACTTTTTGTTGCTTGTCCGGAGGGCAACATTTTCGGAATAATGTCGGAGGGTAAATCAATATCTAACGTACCCGCGCTAGGCTTCAACGATCTTTTGGACTCTATCGACTGCATCATCCTCTCTAAGCCAAGGTCCCGCACCTGCTTTCTTAACCCCCGAGCGTCTATCGCGTCGTCCAAAGCCTTGGAAACATCTTCCTTTCTCAACGGATCACCAGAACGAACAAAATCATCAGGACCTTTACCTGTTCTCATCATGTGCGATATATCAAGTTTCATCTCTGCCATAGCAACAAGCTCATCATCACTAAACTTACTAAAGTCCCCCGCGTCTTTTAAGACTTTATCAAGGTCTTTGTTCATCGACAACGTGACCGAATCCATCTCCTCCCCAATCTTCATAGATTGAGATAAACTCTCTACCGCCCCCGTTGGACTCGAAGACCCCTCCTTAATAACCTTATTCGCACCAAAATATAAATCTCTTAGTTTTTGTGCCTTGGCGGCTGCACTTCCGAGGGCCCCTTTTAAACCAACTTTCGCAACTTTGGCCACCGGTGCAGGGGGCACTAGATCAACAAGACCTTTACCAACAGGTGCTGCTAGAGCCGCTGCTCCCATACCCGTGAGCACTTCACGACGCGACAAACCCTGCTTGGCCGCCGGTGTCTTTTTAGCAACATCATCCGCTGCGCCTAACAAAAACAATTCTTTCAAGGCATCTACCCCTGCGGTAACAGAGGGCTTGATAACATTCCGCAAAGCATACGCCCCGGCAGGCAAGGCTAATATGCCTGTTTCCATAGCCGATTCGCCATACTTACCTTCTTTTAAAGCCTGACCGGCACGCTGAAACCCCGTTACAGGATTCATCTCTACCGCCGCTTTTGCAAAGGGCCGTAATCCGGGAGGTATGTACCGTGTTACATCCTTACCAAAAATACCAAACCGTTGTTCCGCCATCAGTAGTACGCTCTTACCTGCACGTTGTTGTCATCCTCATCCCAATCGTCCGTTGGTAGCTGCACAAAATTACCCTGACGATACCGCATCAAAGCCTGTGTCATACTATCCACAAGGTCATCATACTCCCCATTTGGAAAAGCTGCAACCTCCTCTATCATCTCATCCGCAAACTTCGTGTCTGGTGCGTACACCATGCCTGCTTCAAAAAGAACCGATACAGAGTGCACGCGCGTCACCTTATCATTTCCCTTACTCGGTGTAAAGTTAACAACAGGTATACCCATGTTCCGTAGTTCGTGGGTCAAGGGCAGCCCTGTCGCTTTCGCCTCTATTATAATCGTATCCGGCTCCCAATACTTATACTGCTCCAACGCTACCTGCTTCAACTCAGGAAAGTCCCACCTGTCCTTCTGACTATCAAGAAGTATCAAGGCCGGGGGTCCCCCCGCTTCTTCCGGATAAAAAACACCCCATGTCGTAATCGCGCTATAGTCCGATGTCTCGCGTTTCGTAAACGCCGTATCGTAACTCTGAATAACATATTCAAGATTGGGAATATTATCCTTCTCCCACTTCTGCCACCAGTCCCGTGGTATAATCGCATTCTCCTCACCCGTCGGATTCTGCTGATACTGCGCGTTCCATTTACTAGGAGGAATCGAGGCACGTACCGCCGTTAAATCCTCAAGGCTCCAAAACTCCGGCCAGCAGGGTGAGCCATCTTCAAAGATTGCCGGTAACTCCACAACCTCCCACTGATCCGCTAAGTCGTCTTTTGCCATCGCACGCATCAGCTGTCCCGTCATATCTTTCTCGGACCACCGGGTCTGTACCAAAACAATACTACCTCCCGGCTGTAGTCTCTGTCGGGGGCCCCCAGTGTACCAGTCCCACGCATCGTCAAAACCCGTATTCGACATCGCTGTCTGCTCCGAGTGTGGGTCATCTATAATCACTAGGTCCCCACCACGACCGGCCAAGTTCGAACCCACACCAACAGCATAGTACATACCACCAGAGGTCGTGTCCCAACGACCGGATGCTTTACTGTCCGCTGACAGATTAACAGACGGAAAGATCTCTTTGTAATCGTCACTATCAATAAGGTTCTTGGTCTTACGTCCAAAGTTCACGGC